AATATAAAGATGTAAAAGTTATCGCACAGCCTGATTATTATTATAGACCTCATTGGGACGAACCAAATGTATTATTTCATTTAAGAATGAATGACAGAACATACAATGGAAATAAAGTTTCTTTCATGGAAGAGTTTCAATCAGACTGGGCAAGAGAAGGAAGAGATAAGGGGTTTATTAGAGAAGAAAAGTTTGATCAATATGAATATGAAAAGTTATCTAAAAAAATCAACGAAGCTACTAAGAATATAAATGCTTCTACAATAGAAGAAAGAATATCCATAGCGATAGAAGATGGTAAAATAACACAATCAGATGTTGATAGAATGGAGATGTTAAATGAAGAGAAATATGGAGGAATATCAAAAATACCCTACAATCCACTTCTTAAGAACTGGCAAATAACAGCTATCAAAAAAGCTTTAATTGAATCAGTAGATTCTGATTACTTCGCTTGGACTAATGGAGAACAGCAGGCAGCAAGATATAGTCTCTCTAAGGAAATAAATTCTATCGAGTGGTCAAAATCAGGAGAAACTAAACAGGTAAATATAATTCCTAAAGGTGATTCTGTAATAAATGTTGATGTTGATTCTACTGGTAAAATTACTAAAACATACGGTAAGGCTCCAGCAGATTGGACTGGTAAAAATCTTTCTGACGCTATCGGTAAAGGAATTTCTGATAAAATACTTTCAGAATCTGGAGGTAGCCTTTCTGGCGAAGGATTAAATATCGGTGGAGAATGGGCTAACTCTTTATATGATATTCAAGCTAAGAAAATAGTAGAACAGTTAACAGGTGGAAAGGTAGAGATGATTGATTTGGGGTTGCCAGTTGATAATAAAGTTCCAGCTTTTGATCTTATTCAACCTTCTGGAAAAAGAATCGAAAAACTTACTACCAGCAATCTAGAAGTTGGAGCTCCTGTTTCCAATGCAAATGGAGATTATTACATCATCACCGACATTCTTGGAGATGGGAAGTTTAAGGCAGTGCCGAAAAGTTCAGTTGAAAGTCCATACTCTGACTGGAAAGAAATGATGAAATTAAATCCACAATTAGAAAACCTAAAAGAAACCTTTGACATCTCTCAAAAAACTACTCTTCAGCCAGCACTAAAACTAACTCCTGAAATAAAAGCTATTATTAGAGGTGAAGCTCCAGCCTTAAAACAACCTAGTGGAGAAGAAGTCTTTATGCCAAGAGAGCAAGAGGAAGAATCAAATTACGAAAATGAGGCCAATGCTTTTGCTTACAAATGGCAAGTTAATATGCCATTAGAATCTCAATCGAAAGAAACTATCAACAAGACCAGTATAATGAATTGGCTTGAAAAAACATTCAATATACCTATTAAGAGCAAGGTTACTCACAAGTGGAAAGCTTCAGGAATGTATTACGGAAAAAAATGGTTAATCAGACTAGCAAAGTGGGGAGAGTTGCCAGTGGCAGTTCACGAAGTAGCTCACCATATAGACAAGGCTATTCTTGATAAGGGTTGGAGGAATAACTATATATTCAGAACGGAATTAGCAAACTTGGACTATGATCAAGAGAAGAGAAGAACTTCAGAAGGTTTTGCTGAGTACTTAAGATACAAAATGACGACCGAAGAAGCTCCTAAATTGGCACCTAAGTTTGACAAATTCTTTGAAGATTTCTTAAGTAATAACCCTACTCTTAAAAATCAACTAACTGAATTAAAAAGACAGTTACATGTTTGGTTTAATCAAGGAGCCGAGAATAGAATTATTCAACACATTGATTGGAAGGGAGAACACACTAAGATTTTCGGAATAAAACACAAAATCAATAAAGCTGTTAACTTTATTCAAACTAATTTTATTGACGAGTTTTATGTTCCAAAGCAGATAACTAAAAAAATTGAAAAGATTTTGGGGAAAAAGTTAAGACCTTCAATGAATCCAGCAAAAATGATGGATTTCTCTAAGGCTAAAGCAGGAGCCATAGCTAGAACATTCGTCAATTCAAGTGCTATCGACGAGGCTGGAAATCCAGTTGGAAAAAGTCTTCAAGAGGTATTGAGGCCGATCGAGAGAAAAGATATCAAACAATTTATAGCTTACGCTGTTTCTTTAAGGGCTCTTAACCTCCAAAAGAGGGGAATCGAAAGTGGATTTGATGTGGACGACGCTCAGTTTATCGTTGATAAATACAAAGATAAAGGCTGGAACGAAGTAGCTGCCGGATTAACCGAATGGTCAAACCATTTACTAGACTGGATTGTTAACGCTGGAGGACTAGAGGGAAAAGCAGCAGAAAGAATGAGAGAGCTTAATCCTGTCTATGTCCCATTCAAGAGAGCCTTCTTAGACGAATTAGAAATTACTAAGGGTGGTGGAGGATATGTAGATACTGGTAATGGAATAAAAAGTATAAAGGGAAGTGGAAGACCAATATATAATCCTATTGAAGCTATGATCGCTCAGGCTACCCCAATGATTGCTAAAGCTCAAAAGATAAGAATTGCTTCCTTGTTTACTAAATTAGCTGAGGAAAATAACTTAGGAGGATTTATTACTGAAGTTCCAGCTCCAATGACAGGAGTTAAATTTGACGCTAGTCAAATTGCTGACTATATCGCAAGAGTTACTGGGGAAGAAGTTGGAGACTTGTCGGGTGATATGCTTACAGTCTTTACTCAGGGAAATAGGTATACCGGAAAAGAAAATGTCGTTACTAGCTTTAAGGACGGTAAATTAAAATTCTACGAAATACACCCTGATTTATACAATACTTTTAAAGCTATTGATCCATTAAAGTTGGGGCCGATAGCCAAGGTTTTTGCTGTTTTTGCTAGAATTTTAAGACTTGGGGCAACCGGACTAAAACTTTCATTCCACTTAGTTAGAAATCCAGTTAGAGATGTTCAAAGTTTTCTAGTGTTTGCTAAGAGTTGGCGTGCCAATCCACTTGATCCCATGGTTGGTACATACAGAAGTGTCTTTGGCAAAAAAGGACAGCCTACATGGAGATTTAAGGCTTTAGGAGGGGCTTTATCCGGTCAGATAGGACTAGACAGGGCTGCGACTAGAAATGTTTATGACGAAATGTTATTAGAAAATCTTGGTAAAAAGGGAAAGGCTCTTCTTATTGTTAAGCACCCAATAGAGTCCCTACAACAAATTATTTCTACAACCGACGAACTAGGGCCAAGAAGTGCAGAACTAGAAATTAACTATAAGGAATATACTTCCGAAAAATGGAAGAAATCTCACCCAGACTGGACTGAGGAAGACGCTTTTATTCAAGCATTTTTAGACGGCCAAGACATAACTGTAAACTTTACTAAGTCAGGAAAAACAGGAAGAAAAATAAATGAGTGGGGAGCCTTCTTTAATGTAGCTATTCAGGGGCCAGATAAAATGTTTAGAACATTTAAAGAAAGACCAATACAGACTACGGTTAAGGCTATTTTATGGCTAACTATAATTGCCTTAGCTTCTTGGTATCAGAATAAGGACAAGGACTGGTATAAAAATCTAGAACCGGCCTACAAGTATAACAATTTATTCTTTGAGATTGGAAATAATGTTTACAGGCTACCTGTTCCTTTCGAACTCGGAACTATATTTATGGCTATTCCTCAGGCTGTCTTAGACAATAACTCAGAGTCTTTCGAGGGAATAATGAGTATATTGAAATCTCAAATTCCAGATCCAACCCCTTCAATGTTTGGGCCATTATTAGATGTTGCTTCTAATAAAAATTACTTAGGCTCTCCAATCGAATCAGAAGGAATGAAATATAAATATGTAACTGAAAGATATAAAGATTATACTTCTAGTTTAGCAAAGAATCTTTCTAAGATTTTAGATAAAACAGGAATTGCTCTTTCTCCGGTACAAATTGATTATTTGCTTGAAGGATACAGTGGAGGATTCCTGAAGCAATTCAAGGTTTCTGGTGGTGAGTTATATGACTTACCGGTATTAAGTGATTTAATGTTGAGAGATCCAAGTTATCCAAAGAGACAATTAAATAATTTCTTTACTGATTATTCTAAACTTGGACAGAAAGTTTCTTCTGATATTGCCACCGACGAAGAACTAAATAAATACGACGACATTAAGAGTTTCTACAATACTTATAAAGATATTCAACTTGATATCGTTGACGCTAAGGCAGATAAAAATACTGAAAGAGTAAATAATTTATATAAAGAAATAGTAGAAACATTAAAATCTTATGGATATAATTAAAGATATTCTTTCGTCTTGGATTAAAGGCATACTAAGTATCGTGGTTCCAGTGTTATTAGTTATTATTTTAAGCTTAATAATTTTTAACACTGGAAATCCCTACGGAAGGTATATTGACTCAGAAGACTTCAATGAGGTAGAATATAGATAATAAATAAAATAAAATCTATGCAAAACAACGCCAAAGCTATGCAAAACTTAGACCAAAATAAAGGAGTCTTGATCAGAACACCTCTCTTAAGTGACTGGAGGGCTGGAGGAGAATCAGGAATAACATTCAAAGAGATTCAATCAGACGGCCAGTGGGATAGATTCTTGCCTACTGGAGAGAGACAAAGGAACGCTTCCTTTGATTTCTTTGCATGCGTAAGTTTCTCAGCTCTTAATGTTATTGAAATGTTAATGAATCGAATGATGTCTTATCAGCAATTCAATCAGGAAAATCTTTTATGGTTAAGAGACAATGGCTATTTTGACGAGAACGGAAAATTTAATTTATCAGATAGGTTTACGGCTAAGATGTCCGGAACGACTCATGCTGGAAATTATTTAACGGCAGTGGGAGACAGTATTAGGAATCATGGAGTAGTTCCAGAAAAAGACTGGCCAACAACTGAAGCTTTAACGGAATGGGATTTGTACTATTCAGAAATACCTCAGGAAATTAAATGCAAAGCATTAGAATTTAGAAAGAGATTTGAGGCTAAGTATGAATGGGTTCTAATTGGCACACCTTCAATGGCCTTATTAAAATCTCACCTCAAACAATCTCCATTACAGTTGGCAACAGCAACCTGTTCTCCTTGGAATACTGATCAAGTAATTGCCGGTTGTGGAATAGCAACCAATCACGGAACAGTTCTTTATGGATACACTAAAGATTACTGGAAGGATTTCGACTCTTATAATCCTTGGTGTAAAAAGTTCGCCAATGATTATGGAATCGCTTGGGCTCTTAAATATGTGATTGGAGAAAGGGAACCGGTCTTACCGAAAGAAACTAAATTTGAATATACTTTTATTAATAAGATTAGATTTGGAGAAAGAAGCGAAGATGTTGTAGCTCTTCAAACTTTATTAAAGATTGACGGAGTATTTCCTAAAGCTGTTGATTGTACTGGGTATTATGGTTCAATAACTCAAAAAGCCGTACTAGATTTTTGTAAAAAATACAAGGTCGCTAGTACTTCAGAGCTTGACTATGTAAATGGTCGTTGGTGTGGAACAAAAACACTAGCTGAGTTAAATAAGCAAATTAAATTATTAAAATAATGATAGACGAAATAGAAGAAGAATTTGAAGAAGACGAAGAATAAATAATTAAACTAAAATGGACTTAACAGCAATTATATTTTTAACAGTGTTCATTGAAGGATTCGTTGAGTTTTTATTTGCTCCATTTTCAAAATTAAAACCTTATCTTGGTTATGTAGCTTTAATCTTTGGTGTTGTTTTAGCAATTATCTACCAGATAGACCTTCTCGATATGGTAGGAATCCAAACACCTTATACTATTATAAGCTATTCAATCTCCGGTTTAATCATTGGAAGGGGTAGTAACTATGTAAATGATCTCATTTCAAAGTTTAAAGAATAAAACAAGAAAAGACAGAGTAGGTATTCTACTCTGTTTTTTTATGTCTTATTCTTTTTGAATAGACACTTGTTTTATCTACAATGAAGTCTTCGATTTTTGTTTGTTTTCCGTCCCACTCTAAAAAAGTGGTTTGTCTATCTATAGACACTGATGTCTTTTCTAAGAACTTTTGCTTTTGCATAAAAATCTCTTCTCTGTAATTCGTCTTTTAAAAGTAAAGATAAAATCTTTAACTCTTCTTCGTCCATACTTTCAAGCTGAAAAATAGTATCTTTCAGCCATTTTTTACTTACTTCAATCATGATAATTCACCTCGCTTTTGGCTTCGGAACCTTTTTAAATCTAGGTCTTTCACCGTTAATGTAATCTCTTAATGCCTTGTCGTAAAGTTCCGGACAAGTCCTTAAAAGTTCATTCTCTCTTTCTGTAATCAGTGCTTCAAGACTTTTTTCGCCTTGATTATGACATCTTTCGCATAAGTAGAACATGTTTTCTTCACTATCGTCGTGAAACACGGCCCACTTATGAATATGATGTCTGGAAAGATTTTTCTTCTTTCCACAGATAGGACAAATTCCCGTTCTCATGATTTCTACCACTTATAGTTGTAGATATAGACTACCTTTTCATTAGTCTTAATGCTATCCATAGTTTTAGAAATCCATACTGCGTCTTCTGGAAATTTTCTAATAAGCATACTTCTTAGAGTATTTTCTTGTAAGTCGGTTAACATTTTAAATCACCTTGTCTGCTCAGGACGAAACCTTCACTGCAGATTTTAAAAGAACCAGAAAATCAAATTTCTATTATATTAATTCCGTATTGTGCTTCAACTAATTTTTTCTTCAATCTATAAATATCTGTCTTGAATCCTTTAACATCTACAATCTCTATTC